ATGGTTTCCTGAGTACATTAACAAGAAATTATTTATAATATCCTGAAGACTTATGAATTGATAAGAGCCCCAATTTTTATCTTCAGGTACTATGCCTCCATTTTCATAATATTCATACTGTGATATATATGCCATATCTTAAAAGTTTTATTATTTTATACTAAATGAAGGCTGCTGTTGTTGTTCTTGTACCATTCCAAATTGAGTAACCTCATTTTCACGAATAGACATACCTGCATATTCAAGTATTTTAGTCACTAATTTATATTCATCTTCAGCAGGCAATTCAAAATCTTGATAGTCAGGTTGTGATTGGTCAAACACAGGCTCACCGTTAGCCAAAGTAATGTATGTCCATTTAGGAACTTTAGGGTATCTAAAATAGGTTGCAATAACCTGACCCTTGTTGCTTATCGTTGAAGGATAAAAAGTCAATTCTTCGCCTTGTAATGCGTAAACAGGAAACTCTATTGTTGGCTTAGTTAAATTAGAATTAACTAGCAACCCAAGTTTATTATTAATTACCTTTTCTGCTTGATTAACAGTTGAAGAAGAAAATATTCCATAAGCATTACCTGATGCCAAAAATATATTTGTATTACTAAGCACCAATACTACTGTAGATACTAATCCTGTAGTAAGATTGGTTACAACATCTCCTGCTGAAATATCCAATGATAAAAATCCACCTGCACTGTCAACTAATTGACCACTTACTACAGAGGTATTTGTTCCGGCTTTAAGTGTTACAGGTTTGCATTTAACATCCAATAACATATAAGTGGCATATCCCGTTGTTGTAGGAGAAGGCATTAAAAATTTATTAGCAGAAATTTTTGAAAGATAATCAGTGCGCAAAAAGTACTCTAACGCCTCTGCAATAGGCTGTTCAATATCAGCATAATCAACCCCTGATAAACGAGCATTTTCAGCATTTATGACTTTATTGTAATTACCGTAATACTCCTCATAAATTTCCATCTGTGAGTTTGCAGCAAACAGGTTGAAATCAGAAGGAGATAGGTATCCGTAGTTGTTTTTATTCAACACAGACAATACCGCATTTCTTACTGAGTTTATCATTACTTCTTTTTTACAAATATACATAAAAAAAAAAGGACACAATAAGTGCCCTTCTTAATAATAACCAAACCAAATCAACTATCCTAAAGTTGCCTCTAACATTTTTAGAGAATCTATTCCCTCATCGCTTTGTAAGAAATGAGCTACCATTTCATAAGGGTCTTCTCCAAATGGAACAGACAACATTTTTTTCTTGTTGGTAGAAGTGTTAAACCACACCTCTTTTTCTCCATTTCTTAATATCAATAACTTGTTCTCAAAGAATGTACGAACCTTTGCTTGGAATTTCAATTCAGGGTCGTTCAATATGTTTAAGAACTCTCTTGGGTCCTTTTTAGCAAATACCAATATATCACGCTTTAACTCAGCAGTTGATACGGTAGATGGGTCTTTGCCAAACATTACTCTCGTAAGAGTCTCTATTTGGTCTAATGAAAGCTGACGTGCTTCTACTAAAGCCTCAACTTCTAAATTCAAATCTTCTACCTCTGCAGCAGCATCTTTTTCTTTATCTACCTCTACAAAGATATTACCATTTAAAGGATGATAATGCAAAAACTGTTGCAATACAGGGTTTGTTCTTGGAACTCTTAAAAAGCCATCTTCAAAAATGATAGGCTCAATAATAAAGTTTCCGTCTTGTTCGTCCTCAAATGGGGACTTTTGGTTGGATGCATATCTTAATGCACGATTGATATTGTTCTTCTCATCAAACCACATTAGTGGGAATCGAGGATGGTTTCTTGACGCTAATGTATATGATAGCGGATTTCCTATTTTTAACTTGTAAACCTTGTCTACAGCAGTTATACTTTTTGCCATTTTGTATTTAATTTAATTTGATTTAATTTAAAAAAGGAGAGTGTCTTTGAAGACACCCTCCATATAGATTCCTTCATCTACTATCCATAACGGAATAATACGAAGTTGTTAGCACCTAAGGTACATACGCAACGCTCAGAAAGGAAGTTGACCTCCATTGCATCCAAGTCGCTTGTAGCAGCACCACCGGCAGAACCTGTAATCCAAGTTTTGTATCTGCGGTCTTCAGCTTCAGAAGCACGGTATCTTACGTGTAAGAAAGGACGCTTAGCGTTCTTGCCCATGATTTGGTCGTACACTGAAGTAGAACCTGCAGGAACCATCAAACCTGTGATTGTACCTGTTGCAGTTCCGGCTGTTTGGTTTAAACCACCACGCATTGTTGGGTCGTTTAAGTATTTCCAATCAGACTTGTAGAAGTCATAACCTCTACGGAAACCTGTGAAACCTAAGTTTAACGCCATGTCAACATCGTTGTCAAATAGACCATAAGATGCAGCACCTGCAGCGTTAACTCCGTTGTAACCGTTCAAAGTAGCCAACATATTGTCAATGTCAAAGCTCAATCCACGATTTACAAATACTACGTTCTCTTCAATAGCACCTTGCTTATCTAAACGAGAAACGATAGAATCCCAATCAGAAAGGCTTGTTGGAGTACCACCACCCCATACGTTACCACGATTGTTTACTACGAAGAAAATACCTTGAGAACCAATGTATCCTGCAGTAGCAGCACCTGAAGAAGCTGCAGCAGGAACTGCTTCAATCATTGCAGTCTCTAAGTAATCTTCAAAACGTAAACGAGTCTCATGCTCACTCTTCAAATACCAAAGGTATCCTGTAGCACCATTCTCAGTTGTAACTTCTACCCAACCGATTTGAGCCATGTCAGAACCGTTAACCGCATATTTATCTTTGATGATAATAGGGTTGTTGCTGTAGATGTCATCTTCTGACTCTAAAGAACCAATCATTCCGTTAGTTCCTTTCTTAAACTCAGAACCGTAAATGAATACAGTACATTGAGTAGAAACTGCGAATGATTGACCTGCAGTCTCATAGTAAGCTACTGTGAAAGTAGTTGCTGAAGGAACTGCTGTTACGATAGCCTTGTTGAAAACGCCTGATGCATTGTTCTGAATCATAACGGTTTGTCCAACACGGATAGCGATATAAGTTACACCTGAATCAGCTACAGTGAAAGTTGCAGTTGCAGAACCTGCTGCTGCTGCTGAAGTGATATTAGTGTACTTAATATGCAAACGTCCTTGTTCTGCCCATTTAATTTGGTCAGAGTTAGACGGCATCTCTGCTCCTACCATACGTAAGAAAGATGCAATTGTTCTGTTACCATAACGCTCAAATTCCTTCTCGTAAGTATCAGGAAGATACTGATTCAAGAAGTTGAAGTTGGTAATGTAGTTTGTCTGTAACGCCACCTGTTCTGCAGAAGGTTGCAGGGCGAAGGTGGGGTTGTTTAATAATGTACCTGCCATTTTTTAATTTTTTAAATTGTTTTAAACTCTTTTTATACTGCGTATTCTCAGGTTTTTTCCTGAATCAGGGTTTACAGCCTTTACCTGAAATCCATCAGTTGATTTACCAATTTCGGGGCTTTTTCTATCTGACATATTGATGTTCTTGATTTTACGAGTAACATCATCAGTAGCATCAGCCATCCCTTGTTCGTAAAAAAACTTAGCAAATTTCTCAGGATGCATTGCTATGGCTAACGACCTGTGATAGCCTGCTGCGTCTTTCATTAAACCTTGGTCATCCAAAAACTTATTGATAAAGTTTTGTGGGGTCGCTTGGTTCTTTTTTAACTCACTAGCATCTCCCGGAGCAAACGTGAACTTCTTGTCGTTAACATTGAACTCAAAACCTTTGAACTCTCCGCTAAAAACATCGTTCGTCTTTTGGTCAAACCATTGACGTTTACGATTGTTCTCCTCTTCTATCGTCTTTGCCTGTTTGGTATATTGCTTATAGCTTTCGTATATTTCTTTTTCTTCATCGGGAACTAATGCCGTTCTTGACTCAAGGGGCATTTGGTATTGTTCCTTTTGGGTATTGAAATATTTCTTAGCTTCAGCAAGAACTTTCTTTTTTGCAATTTTTGCCTTTTTAATAGTTGACTCATCATCCAATTCTTCATCGTATCTATAATCGTCCATTAACGTCTCAATGTCATCATCATCAAGACCATCCTGCGTGGATGAAAGGTATTCTTTAAGAAGTTGGTCAGGGTCCATTTTTTCAAAGTCCTTTCTCAATTTAACAAAGTCTTCAAATCCACGTCCTGTCTCCTTCTTATATTTCATAAAAGCAGCTACATCCTCAGGTAATTGCTCAGCTTCTTTACGCTCAGCAACTAAGTCATCTAAGGAGTTAATCTGCTTGTTATATCTTTTCCCAATATATGAAAGAACATCTTCGTCTTTTAGCTCAATCCCCATTGGTTGAGTTTCAGGCTCCGGTTCAACTACTACCGGTTCTATATTATTATCTTGACTTAACGACTCTTCGTGTTTATCAAGCAAATCTTGTTCTACTTCTTGAACACTTTTAGGTTCAATTATGTCTAATGCTCTAACTTTTAATTCCATTTGATTTAATTTAATTTACACAAACTTATACAAAAATTTTGATATTTTTATCGAGGCTCAAATTCGGCTAAGTCAAACCCATCCAAGCTATCCTCATTTGACTCAAAATTCATTGGAGGAAGATTGTTCTTTCTTTGATTAATTAATTTAGATTGCTCGGTGTTTTGTTGACTAATTCTTTTCGCTTTTGCATCCTCTTTCATTTGTTCTCTCTGAGTTAAATTGCCAACTTCCATACCATGCATTTGCATATTATATTGGAACTCCTCACGCATCAATAAAGATTTCATCTCAGCTTCTTTTTGAAGTTTCTCCATATCAAATGCAATCTCTGCTTGTTTAATCTTAATCTTTGAATTGGTCTCCATCTCAATTTTTTGCATAGCAACTTGACCTGCTAGCTCTTGTGACTTCAATTGTTGTTGAGCAATCATAGCTTGTTTTTGCATAGCCATCTTTTCCTCACGTTCTTGAGTCTTAACTCTCTTCAATTTAAGTAATTGATTAGCAAGTTTAATATTGCGAATCTCACGTATATCAATTGCATCCTCAAGATTAATGTCACCCTTAGATAACGCCATCTGAATGTTAGCCTCAAGCTGTGCTTTTTGCTCTTCATCAGGAGAAACTTCAATGAATATACCAAAGTCGTAAATGTAAAGGTCCTTAATATCATTAAGGATAGATACATTGTACTTACCTATCTGATTAATAAACTCATCTTTAAAGTCAGCATATTCTAAAATATCACCAATTCTATAAGTAAGTGCCTCTGCTAATGAACGATAAACATACAAAGAACTATCAAGTATATGTCTTGTAGCTGTGTTAGAGTTTAATGCAGCCAATTTCTGTAGACCAACTAATGAATTAGGGTCAGGGTTAGAACCATCTCTAGCCTCGTTAAGACCGGTCACAGACCTAATCATATCAATGTAGTGGTTCATATTGGTGATTAACATCTGCGTTTTAGATGCACCTGAGTTAGATGTCAACTGAGTAATAGGCACTCTTGCATTGTTAAAGTCACCGTCTTGAGTGAAGCTTCTGCCGATTACACTACCTGTTTGGAAGTATAATCTTAATGCATCCTCAGGATTATATGCGTTGCCTGTCCCTAAGTCAATCTCATTAAGACCATCTGCATCAATAAATACACCATCAGGTACAGTACGAGCAATAACTTGCTGTAGTTTTAAATGCGTTATTTGAATCAAATCAGCAAATGGTATCATCCTTCTGCATAAAGACTCAATAACACCTTTGTACATACGTGGAGCACAAGCAACATAGTTAGGCAATGCGTGTTGAGACGCTGACTTAGGACGAACCATATTCTCAGACATTCTCCATTGCAATAGGATATTTGTTCCCATTACCATGATACCTTCGTACCACACATCAATAGTCTTCTCTATTTTTTCAAAGTTGCCTTCCTCCATCATTTCAACAGGAGGGTTAAATGTCTCGTCTTTTTCAATAACACGAGAACCACCACCTTCAAGCTTTTTCTTTTTGTAAACAACTTTCTTGGTGGTCTTGTAATTGAAATACATCAAAGTACAAGTATCACGATAGAACATACTATTCTCATAGAATTGCGCTACGTTATAATAATCATACCAAGATTGGCTATATTGAGTAATTTCTTGTAAATCTTCTCTAGTTAAAGATTGGTCAATTTTCATCAACTCCAATACAGGAAGCGTTTTAATTTCACCCCAATAAAAACAATCTTTAAAAAACGGGTCTTCTGTATAGCTATAAACAATATTAGCCGGGTCAACATATGAAATCTTAACACCTGTGCCTTGTAAAAACTCGTGCTTTGCAACTTGAATACCAATTGTTGCAGCATCGTAGTTTAGTCTTTTGCGTAAATCATCATAATGATTTTCATCAAATATTGTATTAATTGCTTCCTCTTCTGCTATCTCAATAGCAGGCTTATAATTAAGCTGCATATACAATGACAGTTCATCATCAGTTTCAGGTAGTTCTTCAGGGTCCATTACAAATGGATTTGCTCCTGTCATTTCCTGTATCTTTTTTAGGACCGGTTTTCCTGCCATCTGAGTCTCAAGCATATCTTGATACTTGTTTCTTTTAGATTGAGACATTGCATCTTGTGCATACGCCTTAACCTTAAAGAGTCTATCAGACATCCCGTTAACAACAATGTCAATAAACTTTGGTATAATAGGAACAGGAGTCCAATCTAAATTTAGATAAGACAAATCACCATCAATAGCTAATTCATTTTTATATTTAGAGATAGGTTGCTCTCCTCTTGCATACAATCTAAGTCTACGAAAATCTCTCCATTGACTATAGTATCTACAAGAGTTTCCGTCTTTTCGGAACCACTCGTACTGTATGGCTTGTCCAATTTGTAAACCAAAGGTATCAGATGCCTTTTCAGCATCCGTAGCCATTTGACTTGGGAATGATACAGCGTTAATTTGTATTGCTAAATTTTTCATCTAATCAATTGACTTGTTGTTCCTTCGTTTTTATACTTAGCGAAGTTAATAATTAATTTTGATTCTTTTTTCTCCGGAATATATAAGTGCTTTTGATTAGCCATAATACACAGCCCTGAGCTAATAGAAGCATCAAATGTTGTTCTATCGTTTATATCAAATCTTGCCCAATCTTCAAGTGTTCTTGTAAATGGCATCGTTCCCATTTCCTCAGGGTCTCTGTACTTTGCTTCTAAATCTAATCCAACATACTTCTCAATATAAGATTCAATTGCAGAGGCGTGTGCTTGCTTTACATCCTCAGATGAGTTAGGAATACCACCTAACTCACGCTCCGTCTTTGTCAATTTAGCCATCTGTTTGTCAGGTCTGTTAATAGAAAATCCTCTATATCCTCTATTCTTAATATGGTATAAAAGCCTTGGCTTGTTATTCTCTACTAAGATAGGCATTCCATAGAATACACACGCCATTAATACTTCTTCAAAGAATATCTCTGCTGTCTGTGGACGAGCAATATACTCTAAGAAAAATTGGTTAACAGGAGCATCGTCCATATGAAACTTAGTCATTCCATGTAACGCACCGTTAGACCCACGACCTCCAACTACTGCAGATATATCATAAGAGTCACATCCAAACGACCCAAGATGCTCATTGCCGGGATATTTAACACCATTACGTGTATGTACATTGTTTTGCATATGCTTAGGAGGTGCCCAAGCAATATTAAACCTGCCACGTGTATCAGGTGTCCAAATAACCTCGGTATCCTTTATGCCATCTTTCCACGAGAAAGACCCACGAGTAAGGTAATGCTCCTTAATCATTGAGTCGTTATAGTCAATCTGTTGATATAATTTAGTCAAGTTGAATAACGCCTGCTTACTCTCGTCTCTAAAAGCGTGCGACTCTGTTCTTGGGAACTGACGATAAAACTCATTTAACGCATCAGCATCATTCTTTAATGATTCAACCTCAGCGTCCCAATAGTCAATAGCTCCATTCTTAATCCAATTGCCATCAACGCCCATAATAGGCTCGTCAGGTTTACGGAATACAGGAAAGCCATATCTATCAATAAACCCTTCCATATTCCACTCCATCGGAATAAATATAGCATATAGACCGCTTTTAGTTTGCCCGTTGGCGTTACGGTTCTTTACATTTGAATCCTCGTAAATATCTTTATAGTTCTGCCCCCCTTTGCTTAACGCATTAGACGTTGAACCCATCATACACTTGCCAATAATCTTACTACCTAAACGCAAACAAGTCTTAGTTACACGCCAATTTTCTTTGATGTTTACAGGCTTTGTCCATTTGGCACTCTCGTCATGTGCCAAGAACAATAGCTTTTCTCCATCATAAGAGTTGTCTTCTGTATTCTTCCAATCTATTGATGTATCCAATCCGTCAATCTCGTTGTTGTTGGACTCGTACATATTCTTTTTGGTAATCTTAGATGCAGGAACTCTGAACGCCAACTCAGTCTTTGGCTTGTCCATACCGTCCATAACAGGCTTAAAAAAGAAAGGCAAGCGACTATTAATAGGTACAACTTTATCGGTGAACATCTTCTTAGCATCGGCACCCGTCTTAGACAGGATACCTATACGTGCGTCACGTGCAAGCGTACCTATGTTAATACATTCTGATGACGACATAAAAGAGAATCCCGAACGTCTAATTTTTAAGTATATCATACCGAACGACCTTGGGTCAGCACGACAGGCTTCCCAAAATATCCAATAGATTCGGTTTGCTTCTCTAAAGTCAGGGTATCCAATGTCAATACTTGACCACTGCAAGTACATATAATGTGAGCCTGTTATGTAGGTTTTAACGCCATTGTTCATAAACCAAAAGCCTTGCTCTCGATAGTCAAACTCTTGCTCAATGTAATTAACCCAACGGTCTTTAAATTCTTTTGGCTTTTCGTTCCATTGAAATATGGATTGTATCTTAGCTAATTCACGTGGTATTTCGTAACGCTCCCAATATTGCTCGGCTTTAGATGGGTGTCTTTGAAGACACTTTTCGGGTGTAGCAGGAAGAGCAATTATCAATCCTCTTATCTCTACTATCTGCCCTATTTGCCCGGTCTTTGAGATAACAATAACATCGTATTGGTCGTTATAACCATACACCCAAGACCTCACTCTATTCTTGTTAGATATGACGGCTGCCGGTATGTGATTGTCAACTATACGGCACAGACTATTGCTTTGACCTTCTTTCTGCAAATCCTTGTTTTGTATCTGTTTTACTTATTCCTCTGCTTGCGGATTCAAGATTTTCTTTCTCCGCTTCTATTCTACTCAGTATCTCAAACGCATCAAAAATGGCTAGTTTTTTAGCTGCTGCTGCGTTCTTCAGCTTATCGGCAGACACGTCCATTTCTGAGTCTGTATTGATAATATCTTCCTCAGCCACTTTTACAAGATGGTTGACCGCTTTGTATCCTGCTTCAATTATTCTAAGCTTTATATCTTTAGTATCCTTGGTCATAACTTTATTGTTATTTGATGGTCGTACATCCTGTACAACTTCTCATCATCTACGTTAAACTCATATTCGCTATCAGGGCTAAAGCATACCATATCTCCTGCTTTAATGCCACGCTCAAGTAAATATTGGTTAGGGTATTTCATTATACCAACAAGAGGCTCTTCGCTAAAAGGCTTCTTGATATAGCTTTCTGTTGCAGGTATAGGCTTTACAAAACAGTATCTGTCGTAAGCATTCCACGTGGAGTTTTGCTTATACATAAAAAACTGCTCGGTCTCAATAAAGAATAGGTCATCTTTAAAAAATGACTTACCGCTTTTCTGCCTACCCTTCATATCGTTGTAGAATTTAAATACGTTATGGTGTACAAGTAGAGTATCACCTTCTTTGATAGGTCCCTTATACCCCAATGGTAGTTCAACGACCTGTGCAAATCGGTTAGAAAACTTATGGTCTTCCTCAGAGGTGCTAACGATAAAGTCAACTCCTCCTATCTCTTTTGTATTATCGTACCTTTTTCCATTAACCGGTTTGGCTATGAAATAGAATGGCGACCTCATTAGATGTTGATGTTATATTCAATAGATATAGGAATAGTGGAGGTGAACTCTTTCCAAAGTACCACCTCCGCTTTCTCGTTTATAATGTAAATTTTAATAGACTGCTTATCTACATCAAGTTTGATAAGATGTATCTCGTTACTATCACCAAGTACCTTCTGTCCTACAATATAGTGCATAGCACCGCCTTTGTAGTCGGGTCCTATTGATATTTTACGAATATCCATTATAACTCTTCCTCTTCTTCCTTGATAAATGTGATACCTGTAGTCCAATTTTCAAGAAAGGTAAAGACATCAAGTCCTTGAGGATTCACAACCTCAATAGGCTTGAAGTCAAACTCTTTGTTGTTTAAATCTTCAATATCCTTGGTTAGTTTTTTAAAACCATCCTTATTAAATTTAAACTCACCTTTTTCGTCAACTAAAACGATTCCTTTATCGTCAGTTGCAGCGTTATCTAAGCGAAGTTCATCACGTTGCTTGTTGTACTCTTCATGGAAAGGTTTTACTTTCTCATACAACTTAAATAACTTTTTTTGTGTTTTTGTCTCTTGTCCACCGATAACAGCATTAATAGATGCCACTAAGATGTTTAGGTCTTTGTACTTCATTTGATTAGATTTAAGTATTAGCGTACTTTTTGTACGCTAATGTAAAAGTAATGAATATTTATTGAACTACTCAGCTCCTTCTCCCTCTATTTTTTCGGTTGATGGCGTTGGTTCGGGTTGTGGTGGAACAAAATCGCCTGTAATAGTTAGGTTAAGCTGTTCAGCTACCCAATCCCACGCATAATCATCGTTATTACCCCATGCTGTGTAGGCTTCTGTGTCCATACTTAGGTTGCCTTGCGCTACCATTTGACCTAAATTTCCTTCAGTTGTTTCACTGTATAGTGCGTAATAGAAGTTAGCACTTACTCCTAATGTTACATTGATAGCGTAAGCGTTTAGCACCTTAGCTTCTAATGTTTGACCGTTATCCCAAATAGGGACTGCTTGAATTGTTTTCATGTTTTTAATAGATTGATATTATGTAATTAGTACTTCCTCCGTCTTGTTGAATAATCATAGCCTTGTTAGCAGCTAATGTGAATGTAGTTGTAGATGCACCTGCGTTGTCTATGATAGCCTGACCACCTGTTGTTGCTATTGTCAAACTCCTAGAAGAAGCATTCTTAACAATAAACACTTGATTTGAGCCACTTGCACTTTGGAGTGTGAATGT